AAACGAGCCTGCGTGACGCCTTCTGCCTTTAGTGCTCGGATCATCACAACATCCTCGTCGGAAAGTTTCCGAACATGGCCCGGAAACGAACCGGCATGACGGCCAGACATACGGCCCTTGGCAACGGCATCGCGAATATTGGCTTCTTGGTCACCGGCATAAAGATGGCTTGGCCGGACACAGGCCGGATTATCCCCGCTGGGACAGTTGTGACAAACGAGCAGGCCGATTGCGCCGCGTTGGTGTGGATCAGGTCGCTCGGGCGATGGACCGTAAACTTGCTCGTAAACCCATCGACTGGCGATCTTCTTTACGCCGTCGATGTAAACCCGAACCTGTCCCTCGCGTCGATCACTCCAAGGCCAGAAGACACATTCATAGCCGGGTCCGAGCCCGCGAAGATATTCCACGAACTCGGCCCGACGCGCTGGTGTGCCGCTAAGTTGACCCTTCTTAGGCATGACGCCCTCCCTCTGGCGAGTAACCTGAACATCGTCAGGATATCCACCAGAGGGAAGATGTCAAGCACGAAATCTTAACTGAAGAACGTCCAGTTTGCAGCCGCCCTGAACTGCCCTGTGACCTTTACCATGTCGTTGAGGGAGATGTCGGCCGTGGCGTCGAGGAAGCCCGAGCCGTGGGCGACTTCATAGAGAGCCACCGAGGAGGTCCCGATGTTGGTGTCGGCATAGAGGTAGAGCAACTGGGCTCCAAGTCCTGCCGCGGTGAACAGACGGTCGCCGGACACGTCGAGCAGGCCCGAGTAAGTGCCCTGCGCGTCACGGAGGCCAGGGAACCAGCGCTTGTTGGTATCGCCGAAGGCCGAGCCGTCGAAGAAGTCGCGCTGGTTGCTGATCGTGAACTGGGTCTTCGCGGCGACGAGGGTGCCGCCACCCGAGATTGATCCGCCGATCACGATCCCGCCGTTGAGGCCGGAAAGGCGGATGTCGCTGTTGGACACGCTGCGCTCCTAACTGATCGTTGAGTCGATCGTGATCGAGAGATTGCCTTGGTGCGGCGTGGATTGGGCCAGCCGCGCCTGATACGTCCCCCCGAGGACGAAGACCTTTTTGCCCTCTGCATCCGTGTCGGTCAGCGAGATGATGCCGACGCGGCGACACGAGAGCGTGGTTAGCCCGGTGACACTCAGTTTTGCGTCTTGCAGGGTGTCGAACACGAGCTGGTCGATGCTGGCTGCATCGCCCGAATCCTTCGAGAACACGACGACATCCGCGCCGACGATGTTCACGACCCCGGTCCAGTCGTACTCCGGTGGACCGTAGGCCAGTGAATAGACGCCGTGCGGCCAGACCGTAGGTCGTTCCGCCGTGGGCTGCGGGGCGGACCCCTCGTTCCAGCCGCCCGCCAACAGGTCTTCGAGGACCAGATTGGCACGAAGGGCGCGGACGATGGCCTGCCGGAACTTCGGCCACGGAGTCACCAAACTCATTGGCTACCCTCCGATGGCTTTGCGAACCTCTGTGGCGACCGTCGAGCGGAGACGCTGGCGGTTGCCTTGGAGGGCTGGACGTAGGAAGGGCTGGGCGGCGTTGTGGACGGTCGGGAACTCGACGTACTTCGCGTACCTGATCCCGGCCGTGACACGGGCCGTCACGCCCTTGTCTGAATGAGTGACGCCTTCACTCTCGATCGACGCCTTCAACGCCCCGCCGACCTGAATGCGAATCGCACCCGACGCGAGGACTTCCTTGTGGATAGCCCGGCCGGACCGGACCTCGTATCTGCCGCGGGCCGTGAGCAGGGGCGTGATGGCGCCCGGCTCGAAGCCGCCCCGACGATTGCGGGTTGCCCCAGTCGATGACGAAAACTGGCCGTGCCGGAGATAGCCCAGCACCCGCAACTTGCGCGAGTTGGCAAGACTGTTCGCCGATCCCCGGCGGGGCACCTGCGCCGTAGCGTAGTTGCGGATGTGCGCAAGTGCCCGGCGCTTCTTGAACTCGTTGGGCTGGACGTGGGTGTAGTAGGTCTGGGCTCGCCGGGTGGCGATGTTGCGTTCGAGTGGCGTGAGCGGCCGGAACCGGCGCCGGAAACCCGCCTTTTCCTTGAACACCTTGCGGACCGGAGCCCGGTGCTTGGCGCCCGCCACGACGGCTGCCGCGACTTGCTCGATCGCCCGCTCCTCGGCGATACGGATCGCGTTCAGGATCGCCGAGACGTTGAGGGCGCTCATCAGCCGATCCGCCGCAGGCTCAGGCGCAGCCAAGGCAGGTACGTTGAGTCCTCGTCGGCGTCCTCGACCGTGTACGTCAAGCCCGCGATCAGGAGATGATCGCCGCTCGTCACGGCGGTTCCGACCGGCAGCCGGAACTTCAGGACATCCACGATCCCCATCACCCCGCTGATCACGTTGATGAGGGGCTGGGGCTCGGAGTAGAGCATCCCGTAGACCGTGGTCGTGGCTGTCCAGATATCCCGATCGCCATCGTCGGTCTGCTCGATGCTGCGCTTCATGATCGTGGCCGCGGTGGACATCGCGCTTTCGGCCACGGAACGCAGGGCGCCGATCTCGCTGTCGGACAGAAGGCTCATACGATCCCCCTATTGACAGGGTTGAGATAATGGCGATCCGCTGGTGGTAACTCAACTTGGTGAGGCCAGCGCGGACTCGATCCTCGGCCAAGCGGGGTCCTTGTGGACAGCGCGTGCCACAACAAGAGTCGCCGGAAGGGCGTAACCGGCAACGAATACAGGAGGCCAGCGATGTCTATCACGCGATAGGGACGGCGGATCGCCGTCCTGAGACGGCACGCACGTCCCTTGCGGAAGGGACATCATGGTCAAGAAGGCTCGATCGCCGCGCGTTGACGATTTGCGCGACCCCCGGACCTACATCAGCACCGAGAACCATCGCCAGATGTTCGACCGCCTCGTGGCGGCTCTGGCCCACGGAATTCACAATCGCCCCGGTCCTCGCAAGCCCAAGAAGGGCTAACTCGCATACACCACCGGAGGACGAGCCCCCTGCATGGTCTTGGGGAACTTGCAGGGGGCTCTGTTATTGCCCGAAGTAGAGTTGGAGGTCGTTCTCGCCCGCGACTCGGCCGAGCGATGACCAGTTCACTCCATCGGTTGTCTTCTCGGCCACGCCGTCCGCGAAGTAGGTTGCGGAGCTGTAGTGATACGCCGCGCCGAGCCTGCGGTTGACCCACGCCCAGTACGTCGTCGTGCTCGCGGTCGAGAGCGTCAGCGTGTAGCTCTGGCCGTTGAGCAGGGTAGCCGAGAGCGGCACGGTGAGCCACTTGGCGTTGACGCCGAGGCTGTCTTCGCCCGTGCCGGGCGGCGCTGGGCCGACTGCGACGCTCGCTGCCGGGATGCTTGCCGTGGCAACGGTTGTGGTGCCTGTGGCGAGCGTCACGGTCAGCGGATCGCTGCCGGTCTCGCGGAGCAGCCGAAGACCGAGGCTGCCGACAACCCGATCCCCGCCACTGACCGTGAACCGCTCGCGGACAAGATTCGCAGAACCCGTGATGTGGCCAACCTGCCCCAATCCGTACGACGCCTCGCCGTACGACTGGCCCTGATGCTGCCCATTCGCGTAGCCAAGGTCAAAGACCGGGACAAAGTGCGTTCGCACGGTCCATGAACTGCCGGTCCAGTAACCGTGGGCCAGATCGATCAGGGAGTAGCGGGGCATGAGTTGGCCGTTGGAGGCGCCGTCAGGTAGCTGCCGGTAGAACCAGAAGTCCACCGCGCTGTAGTTTGTTCCGGGGCTGGCGTCGGTATTCCGCCAGAGGATGTGGTAGAGCGTCCCCGCGGTCAGGATCGCGGGATTGCTGAACGTGACGACTCGCCCCGCCTCACCGGAGAACGAGGGGCTGGCAGGGAGCGCCTGTGCGGCTAGTTTGGCGCCGGGGAAGTGGTTGGCCGTGCCATCGTCGGACCAGACCTCGATCGACATCGTTCCGCCGGTCCCCGCCGCATAGCCCGGATCGGGTGGCCCGAGATAGTAGTAGGTCAGGCTCACGAGCGCCGACGATTGCTCGGCCCGAAAGCGAACGAACAGCGGGTTGCTGCCCGTCGTGGCGTTCGTATTGGCCAACTCATCGCCACCGATCCCGTTGCCATAGAGACCAGCGAGCGGGGCGATCGATGGGCTGATAGTCGGTACGGGCGTCACGATCGGCGTCGGAGCGATCGTTGGTGTCGGCGTGACGATTGGGGTCGGCACGATCGATGGATGAGGTGTCGCAGGGACGCACTTCGGATTGGTCGGATGCTGAGTGCAGAAGTCCGGTGGCTTACTGATGACCGTGAAGCCAAGCAGACCAGCCGCAAACGCCGCGACCGTGGCGGCCACGATGACCGTTCGCTTCATCAAGCGAAGACCGACCCGAACGAATAGGACGTGAGCAAGTCCGCAGCGTCAGCCGGAATGCTGGCACCGTTCTTCGTGACCATCTGGCTCGGGCTCATCGCCGTCAGGGCAACCTCGGCCACCTTGATCGAGGACAGCCCGATCATGCCTCGCGCAGCGATCCGGCTTTTCGCCAGTTCGTTCGTCGCCGTAATCCCGATGGCATCCACGACCTCGCTCGGAGCAAGGTAGGTGTAATCCGCCGTCACCACGACACCCACGTTCGGGGCCGCCTGCGAGGTGAACGTAATCTGGCCATTGGCGTAGTCCACGGTGTAATCAGCCGGATCGACGGGCGTACCATCGAAATAGAGGGTCGGGGCGATGGCTGGGTCCCAGTTGCCGTAGGCGGCGGTGAAGACGGTCGGCGTCTCGGCTTCGAGCACATCGCCCGTGATCGGGAACGACCAGCCGTAGGTGTAACTGATCCGGGCGATCGGCTGATAGAGCCCGAGATTCACCGCGAGTGGGTAGTAGCCGACGATCGCGGGGTTCAGGGCCACGATCTCGACGTACCGCTCCATCGTGTTGACGTACAACTGGCTCGGGTCCACCGCGATGCGAAACGTCTGCCCGAGGTCGAGATGAAAATCTGTCACGGTTCGGATCGGTCCAGCGTTGACGTAGACGCGCCGGACGCCCTCGCTGTAGGCCAGCGGGTTTGCCACGATCCATTGCTGCTTCTCGTCGGTCATCGTCCCGCCGAGCCACGAGTAGGCGTTCGGCAGTTTAGGCACGTTGCAATAGCGATTGACCTGATCCTGCGCGCGGGTGAGGATCGTCCGCAGCGTGGACAGACTGAAGTCGGAGGGCAGCGCCATGCCATACCCCGAACGCAGATAGCGTTGAGGCGACAGGAGCAACGGTCGAGCCATCTGCCCTCCAGTCTAGGGAGTTGGGAAGCAGGGACCGGGGAACGCCGGAGGGAACGGAGTTCGCGCCGATCCCTGCTCCATCTAGTTCGAGCCTAGCTCGTCCGGGTCTCGGCGCGCAGCTTGACCGAATGGAGGTTGCTGATCAGGGCGAGGCCCCACAGACCAGCGACGATCCAAAGTCGGGTGAGCTGACCCGAGACGCCCGGCGGAATCTCGATGACCATCGGGTTCGCGTCGCCCAGATACGGAATCTGGAGGAACTGCTCGTTGACCATATACATGTCGGCGACCGTTCGAGACGAGTCGGCCGTTGACGTATAGGTCCCGATGGCGTCACCGGGGACACCGAGAATCGGCATCTCGCCGCCAGCGGTCATCACAGCCGGAACCATCACGCCCGGAATGAACTCCGTGCGATCAACGGTCCGCTGGATGCTGATCTGCTGGTTGGAGAGCTGCCCGACCTCGTTCATCCGGGCGTAGACCACGGTCGGGCTGACCCCGACGTTGTTGGCGATGTTCGTGATGCCCTCGTTGAAGGCGGTCACGAAGTTCGCGGGGCTGCTGGTGAGATACGGAGCGAAGTTCACCGATGTCGTGGCGGTCGTCACGCTGCTGTTGAGCAGGTAGCGAAGGCCGGTGAATGCATTGGCGTCATAAGCGCCGTTCTCATCAGTGGAGACGCCACCCGAGTTCGTCGCATTCCCCTGAAAGATCGTCTTCTGGAGGTCATGCGCAAGCTGGGTGAGGCCGTTCTGAATCTCGATCCGAGCGCTGTCCCAAGCCATGCCGCCCGCCTGCACGGCGAACTGCTGCCTGAAGCTGACACCCCGGCGCTGCCCGTACTGGGCGATCGGCGTGGTCGCCCGGACGTACGTGCCGGTCTTGTCCACGACCGTGCCCAGTTCCGAGATGAATGACGATGAGGTGCCATCGCCGTACGAGGTGAGCTGATCCCAAGCGTGGAGCAGGCCGTTGGCCGGGACCTTCTCGATCCGCTGCCAAGCCGGGAACACGCTGACGAACATGCTCGTGATGAACGGGCTGAGGTCTTGCCGGATCAGCGCCGCGCCACCGCTGGTGTCAAGCGCCTTCTGGACGAACTCGTTGGCCCGCGGGTCATTCGTGATCGCGTTCTGCTGCCATGCCGAGATCGGGACGCCCTTGCCCACGCCAACTTCGAGCTGGCGCTGGAACAGGTAGCCCTTCTCCGACCATGACAGTTCGTTCAGGCGACGCTGGAAATAGAGGCTGTCGCCCTTCGACAAAAAGTCGTAGGGCCGACCATAAGGCTGATCGTCCTCCTTGCGGATGTCCGGGGTCGGCTCTCCGGCCTCGGACTGGTTTGCCTTCTGAACGACCGGCCCGAGTTCATCGAGCAGGCGGTTCAGTTCCTTCAGATCGAGTGTCATCGTTTGTCTCCTGCGGATTTGGTCAGGTAGTCCTTGACCTCCGGAGCAAGGAAGTCGGGCAGTCGTGCGGCGAAGTTCGTGGCGGTGTAGACGGCCTTGCGGCGCAGCGGCATCGCGACGATCTTTTCCAGCACGGACTTGGCTTCCTCGTTCTCGGAGGCGAGCCGATCCCGTTCGGCCTTCAGGCTCTCGATCTCGGTGTCACGGTCTTGGACCATCTGCACGAGATCGCGCGCCCTCTTGGCGAGCGAGATCACGTCCTCCGCTTCGTACGCGAACGCCTTTTCGGCGTCCTCGTCGTCTGCGGCGGATGCTGTCTCAGGGGTTTCCGGCGTGTCGGCCTCTGCCGATCCCGATTCCTGACCATCCGCTGGAACGTCAGTGGTGTGAAGGTCTGCCTCGTCGGCAGACTTGGTGTGATACGAGTTGGAGCAGTCGCCCGCCTCGTCGTGGCTTCGGCCGCAATCAGGGCACATGGCTGACTTCTCCTTGGGTCCTTCGAGGTCTTGGCGAACGAGTGGATCACCCTCGGTCGTGTCGAGCGCCTTCTCGACCTCGATGAAGATGTCCTCGTCGTTCTCGTCCTTGGTGATCATGGCCGCGGGGAATTCGACCGAGGCCCACGTCACCAGATCGTCATCGCCGAAGCCCTTGTGATCGCCGATCCCCTCTCGGCGGGCGGCAGCGATGATCTTGTCTCGGCCGCACTGGTCATTGGACGGGTCCGCGATCCGAGATAGCGCAGCCCGGATGTGGGCCTTGTCGTTGATCGGGTACTTGCGCTTCTCCGGGCAGGCGAAGGCCGAATCGGGCAGGTTGTTGCGTGAGGCGGCCGACAGGTCTGCCTTCTCCGCTTCGGGCAGGATCACGACGGCCTCGGGACCGGCCTCACCGACCAAAAGCGAACGCGGGCCGGATGCTTCCTCCTCGTCGTCGTCGTCATCGACCATCTCGGCATCACCGAGGCGTTCCGCGGCGCCGACCGCGCGTCCGATCAGGGCGGACTTGTAGGTCCAGCTCCGCTGGTTCATCGGGATGCCCACAAGGGACGCCTCCTTGCCTTCGAGGTGATAGATGTCGTAGCCACCTGCCTTGTTCTTCTTGTGCTCACGGAGCCGCGCTCCGATCGAGGCTCCGAACGTGACGTAGCCGCCATCGATCGAGTCTGCCAGTTGGACCATTCGGGGATTGGGCTCGTTGACCAAGCCCGCGATGTGCAGGTCGTAGATCGGGTTGCCGGTCTTTGGGTCCCGCTCGCCGGATGCCCGGATTTCGGCCGAGTCCGACCGACCGAAGACGTTATCGACGCGATGCTCGTGATCGGTGAAGATGTTGAGGCCACCCGAGAACGCCGCGCGCAGGTCTTCGAGCGCCGACATCTTGATCTCGTCGTTGCCCTGATCGGTCACGGTCGAGGACGCGATCATTTTGAACCGACGCTTGCCGTCGTCTCCCTGCTCGATCCCGAGCGCCTTGCTAATGAACCGGAACTCTCCGGGTGCGAGCGGCGGGGCCTTCTTTGACACCGCCAGTGAATCTGCCATTGCGTTCCTCCTGACGGCTACAAAAGGCCGATTGGCTACGGTGGGCTCAATGCCCCTTCGAGGATGTCGTTGATCCGGCTCGCAGCAATGTCCCACGTCATCGTGGCCGCGTGCTTGACCCCGGCTGCGCCCAACTTGCGTCGAACCCCACCGGCCAGATACAGCCGCTCGATGGCAGCGGTGAAGGCATCGATGTCGGGGAGCCATTGCTCCTGCCCCATCGGCACCGTGATCGTGGCTTTCGGTTCGATCAGTAGCCCACCCGCCCCGACGACCTCGGGAATCGAGGCCACGTTCTGGGCGATGACTGGCGTCCCGCAAGCAATCGAGTTGAGCAGGGAAAGACCGAAGCCCTCCGACCACGCGGTACTGACGAACAGGTCGGCCGCGGCATGGAGTGTCGCGAGGTTGTCCTCACCCCAGCCGGTGAAGCCGGTCAGGTTCGGGCTGAAACTCACCCGGTCGCGGATGTCCTCGTCATTCCAGATCGTCGCCCGCAGGTCGTAGCCGTCGAGGGCAGTTGGTAGGCAATGAAAGTGGACATCGATGTCGCTATACTTTCGGAGCAGCGGCCGAAGCGCCTTCCACGTCGCCGGGTAGTCCTTGCGGATGCTGTTCTTGTCCACCCGCAGGATCAGGAACCGATCGGGATCGAGACCGAGCGCCCGCTTCGCCTCTTTCCGGTCACGGGGATGGAAGACAGTCGTGTCCACGCCATGCCAGACAACCGGCGCCTCGGGCATCTGCTCCTGCCCGAAGTGGCTCATCGCGATCCGGGTCACGCGGTCGGTCAGGATGTCCCAGCTCCGCGGCGAGTTGATCCCATCGATCGGCAGGTAGGCGAGGATCGGTGGCCGGTACGAGACCTCGCCATTGCTGATCCCGCGCCACAGGACGCGCTCGGGGTCGTACGGATTGGAGAGGAGCATGTTCACGACGATCGCCGGATCATTCAGGATGAACAGGGCGTCCGGCATGATCGCCCCGGCCAATTCGATGAACCGACTCTGGCCGTAGACATCAGTCGGTATCTTCTGAGTTGGCAGATACATCCGAAACGGTAGGCCGCTCGTGTAGTCGCCCCGCCAGTTGACAGCCAATACGTGCAGGTCGTGGCCGAAGTCGCGGACGAGTCTCGTCCCGATCTGCTCCATGACGACACCGAAGCCGGTCGGCACGCCTGCATCTGCGATTGCAAAAATCCGAGCCATCGTTTCCCTCTAACGATTGGTCCTATTCCGATTGGATCGCGATCGTGTTCTCCGGGTCGGAGTGCTGAACCGATCCATCGTTCCAGTTGATCTGCCAGCGCATGACGTAGTTGCCGGGGATCGCAAGATCGCCCGGCGACCAGTCATACCGAACGGCCCCCAATGCCGCGGTCACGATCGTTGCCGCGGCATTGACGACAAATCTTCGATCAGCGGACTGGCGCATCTGGAAATAGACGCTGGTCGCCGTCGTCAGGTTGAGCACGGTGCCATCCACCGCAAGCGTACCGAAGATCGACGGAGCGTCGTCGCTCGACACGAAACTCAGGTCTGCCACTAACTCACCTCCGATGTGACCCGCGCCGCCCGGACCGACGAACCCACGCGAGCGGCGCTGATGGTTGAGGTGATCCCGATGGCGCTGACCGTCGAGGTGATGTGGCCACGGTGCGGCCGGAAGACCTGCGCGACTGCCGCATCGCTAGCGCTAATCGTATCGATGGCCTGCCGAGAGGCAGCGATCCGGCGACTGGCCGAGTCAGCGGTCGTGATGCTATCGACGGTCGTTCGATCGACGTGAGTCCCGAACGCGATCGTCGGAGTGTCCGTGATCGTGATCGAGTCGGCTGCCGACCGGCCCCGATTGACTGCCCGAACGACCACATCGCTCGTGACAGGCGACTCGGTGGTCGCTCGCGAAAGGACAGCCTGACGAGTTGCCGAGTCGGCCGTCGTGGGAGAGTCTGTCGCAGACCGGACGACAGATACCGTTCTGGTCGCTGTGTCGGCCGTGGAGATCGCGGCCGTCGTGGATCGAACGATACCGACCTGCCGAGAGGCCACATCGCTCGTAGTAAAGGCTTCGCTCGTCGCCCGAGCGAGCGTTGCATTCCGCGTCGCCGTACCGCTCGTGGTCGGAGCTTCTGCTGTCGTCTTGTGAACAGAGGCGACCCGTGACGCTACGTCCGCGGTGCTGATGGCTTCGGTCGTCGTTCGAGAGAGGACGGCCTGCCGAGTGACAACATCACTCGTCGTCGGAGACTCGGAGGCCGTTCGGATTGCGCCCGAGGCGACGCTATCGCTGGTGGTCAGGGCCTCGGTGGTGTTCCGCTTGAAGACGCCGATCCGGGTCGCGACATCGCTGGTCGTCGGCGCGGCCGTGACCGTTCGGACCTTGGTCGATGCCTGAGTGGCAACATCGGCGGTCGTGATCGTCTGGCTGACGGTTCGCGATAGGACCGCAGTTCGGGTCGCAGCGTCACTCGTCATTGGAGCGTCGGTCGTGGTCGCGTGGAACGATCCGGTCCGTGTGGCCACATCGGCTGTGGTCGGTGCATCGGTCGTGGATCGGACGGCGGCGTTCGTCCGAGTTGCCACATCCGCCGTATGCGGGGCATCCGTAGTCGTTCGAACGAAGGCCACAGCCCGAATGGCCGCATCGCTCGTGGTGGGTGCATCCGTCGTGGTCTTGTGAAAGGACCCATTGCGAGTTGCCGCATCCGAGGTCGTCGGAGCTTCAGTCGTCGTTCGAGCAAGGACTAGCGACCGCGTGGCGACATCGCTTGTCGTTGGGGCTGCTGTGACCGTGCGGACTGCGGCATTCGAGCGAGTAACGACATCCGCGGTCGAGATCGCCTCAGTCGCCGTGCGACCGAACGTGCCAGTTCGAGTCGCGGCATCGCTCGTCGTCGGGGCATCGGTAGTTGTTCGGTTCGTGCCGCTCGTGATCGTTCGAGTGGCCGACTCCGCAGTCGAGATGGCCTCAGTCGTCGTTCGACTGAACGTCCCATTCCGCGCTGCGACATCAGCGGTGGTGGGGCTATCCGTTGTGGCCCGGCCAAACGCTCCAGCCCGTGTAACGACATCAGCCGTGGTCGAGGTCTCAGTGGTCGCCCGAACTTCAGCGATCGTCCGTGTCGCCACATCGGCAGTCGATGGAGCATCCGTGGCGGACCGGCTGAAGGCTATGGTCCGAGCGGCCGTGTCGGCGGTGGTTGGGCCATCGGTCGTCGCTCGGCCGAACGTTCCATTGCGAGTCGCCA